GGCAGTATTTAGCAGTTACTAGCAATAGGGCAGAAAGCCGCAAAATTCCCTAATTACTGCATCCTACTTTGGCGGCTTAACGCCCATAAAAAAGTGGGGTACTCACTTGCGCTTTCCCCCGTTCCCGTGAAGGAACTTTGATTATAAGCCGTTCTTGATTTGGTAAACCCGTAACAAATGCTCAAAGCATTCCCAGCCCTTTTGAAGCCGATCCTGCTCAATTTCAATGAGTTTGACCTGATTGGTCAGGGCATTGACAAAGACGATAGCGCACCGTGCGCTGGGTACTCCAAGACCTTCACGGTAGGCGGCTAACTGCATCTCATGCTCAAAATACACATCCACCTTATCTAAGTCGGTTTCTTTGGTCTTAAAATCGACTACAAAGCCCGCCTTAGCCATCAAGTCACACTTGCCACCATACCCTAGCGGATGACCAAAAGACTGCTCTGAGAGCCACAATTGTTTCCCAAAGGCGTTCTCTAAAGCTTCTATGATGCCGTTGATGTACGGTGGTTTTTCAGGCATATACACACCCTCGAACCAAGTTTGAATAATGGCGTGTATTGCAGTGCCTCGTTCTGCCGCTTCCCTGCCCGTAGCCTTACTATCCTGCATCACCCTAGCTAACCAATCGGCTTCGGGTTCGTCAGGCAGTCTAGGCAAAGTCAATGCGGCTAAGAGGACTTGTTGTTGCTTCCATGTATCAAGCCCTGCTTTCGATAGCATTCCGTTAATTGTTGTAACACTTGGCAAAAGTCCGAGTTTCCGTGCGTCACGGAGCGTTGCTGGTCGCTCCCCAGTCTTGCCAATGACTGTATAGGCTGGAGTGCCGTCTTTCTTATACCAGTGACCTGATTCACTTAATTTCTCCTTGACTATCATGGTGTCCTTAGAATGGGGGTGGGCCAAAACCATCATCATCTGCCAGCTTGGGCGCATTCTTCTCACGCTCCTGCTGACCCCGCCACTCACTACTTTCCGCTATCTTTTCTTTGTAATACTTAGGTAGCGCATCGTATTCTTCTTGTTTATAACTTTGCAACCAAAAGATTTTGGTGGGGTTAATACCTTCAGGCTGGGCGTTACGCAATGCGCTAGGAACAGGGCTGATACCTGAAATATTAGCGTACTTACCATCCTCAGAGTGCGTAATATTGACCATGCAGAACTTACCCAATAAGTTCTTGAGGTCAAAGTTCTTACGATCCTCGGTGGTCATTTTTTTGTTTGACCATGCTTCTAGGTCTTGGCGTAACCGTGCCTGATCCCCAAGGCTGACCGTATACCGCTTAGATACAATTAATGGCTTGCCATCGTCTGTCTGTAATGGTTTGCCATCCTCATCATCTCCGTGCAATTCCCAAGTCAATACAACCTTGTGCATGATTTTGGTTTCTCCAGCCCACTCGGTAGCTTGATGGCCTAGGTCGATGACGGAATAAAGCCGTGCCATATGCAAGCCAGCAGGGGCAATTCTAAAATCTCGTTGGGTATCAGAAATAATCATTTTTTTTCCTTTAAATATTTTTTTGTGTACGAAAAACCAATACGGTATTGGTTTCTCTGTCTACAAGCGTTGAACAAACTCCGTTACCCCAGTGTTTGCTAGTCCATGCCGCAATACTGCCACGGATTGTTTCAGGATCGTAGTCAAGGCAAGGTATTTCAGCCGCTTGGTCAGGTACGAGGTTTTTAATGTAAGGTAAAAAATGACTTGATAGCGTACCCATAGGGTATTGCAAAGGTCTGCGTTTTTTACGGGCTACAATTTCTAAATCGCCATGTTTGTTGCCATCACTATCAATAATTGCAAATTTAAAATTGCAAGCATTAAGCATGGATATTATTTTTGGCAAGGTAATGCGTTCAATGTTGGTCATATTGATCTCCCGTATGGGTTAAGGTCTGCAAATACACCTTGTAAAAAATCACGCTGACGATTAACTGGCGCAAAGCCACAACCATAGCGCAGTAAGTCAATTTGTTCTTTGGATAAATCTGCGCCACCTTCTAGCACAGTAAAGATGCGTTCAAGTTCACCTTGAAGTTGTAGTAAGTCATTGGTTTGCGATTCTATTTCACTCATAAGAGTTCTCCTGTTATCACGGCACATACCGTACACCCATATTAACTTAACTTAACAACTAATGCAAGAAATATGTTAAGATTACTTACATGAACTCAGTCGCTATTATTCGTTTATTGGGTGGCCCTACCAAGGTTGCTAAATTGCTAAATATCAGCGTTCCTGCCGTATCTATGTGGCAGAACGGTGATATACCCTACGATAAGCTGGTGATCCTAGCCGCAACCCTTGAGAAACAAAGCCACGGGCTAGTAAACCGAAAGACCCTATTTCCTGAAAGTTATAAATTAATTTGGCCTGAGTTAGATTGATGTATACTGTGCTGGCAGAGTGAATACTGCTTGGTAGTTACCCTTTAAACACAGACCCCTTCGGTCTGATCTGAGTGTTTAGTAAATGAGTTAAAGGGCATTTATTAAGCATATTCACCTTAGATCAGTCCAAAGGGGTTTTTCTATTTCTGCCACCCGAAACGACAGGGTGTTAGAAGAAGTCGGGGATGGGCTAGAGGCCAGCGAAGATGGATGCGCTGGAGCGAGGGTCGACACCTGCGATAGCCGATAGGAACTGGGTCAAGCCAGCCTATGTACCAAGCGTTACGGGATACATCTCTTGACAGTACCGCTAGTTTAGCGTTGGTCGTTCTATGGAGAAATGATGCTTAAAAAACAAGCTGGCAAATGGGTTTGGGTAGATGAACCACCACCGCCCGAAATACTAAAAGCGGTAAACGACCACCTAACCTTTCTACAAGCAAGACCCGTAGAAATGACTGAGGTGTTCGGACTTGCCTACAATACAGGCGGTTTAGCTGAATATTGGAAAAAAACAACACTTAGGGAAAATACTTAGAAAAAAAAGCTAAAAAACCCTTGACATGGTTAAGCTACCTTAATAAACTACAAGTACTCAATAACGAGTGAGATAGAAAAAGGAGCAACAAATGAAAGTAACTAAATTAGAAAACAACCTGTACCACACACAGTACACACTTGATGATGGTTCAATGATTCTTGTGTCCGATACCTTAAAGAAGGTATATATGCAAAACGGCAAATGCGTAAGAAACAGTAACCAAAAGGTTATTTACTACATGAGCCAAGAGTTAGACAGGTTCTTGGCAAAACAAGCTAACGCATGATCGAAACCATAATGACCGTGTTTGCAATAGCAACATTTATCATTTTTTCAGCCGTCATGATCGTGGCGGCATTTCTTTACTATTGGATGGATTAAATGAACGCATATGAATTAGCAATTCAGTTAAAAGCTGAATCTAGTCAAGCTGAGTATGGATATGATGTTGGGGATTGGAAATTGTATGATGATGCCGCCAATATGCTTCGCCAACAAGCAGACCGCATAGCACATTTAGAAATGCTACTTGCAAATAGAAATGAAATTATTGATAAATTAGACTTAACCACACCACAAATAAAAGAGTTAAGTGATGAGGAAATATTAGAAATAGGCAATGCAGTTACAAACCTTATTGATTCCAATGAAGGCTGGATTGAATTTGCTAGAGCAATACTAAAGAAAGCGAGTGAGAAATGAAAACTATATCTGAACACAACAGTCAAAGTCATCAGCAAATAATTCAAAACCATAAAGCTGGGGTTCTTTGTGATTATTGCAAAGTTGAAATGTTTTACCCAAATCCAAACGCAGTATTAGCGTCTATGCCACCAAAAATGATGGTGCAGTGTTCTAGATGCCATGCAGTTGATTACAAAATTACTTAAAGAAAGCGAGTGAGAAATGACATTTCAAGACTTTTACTCGCTATACCCACGCAAAATGGGGCGCAAAGAAGCCGAGCGTAGCTGGAATAGGCTAACCCCTGCCCAGCAAGCAGAATGCCTAGAAGCCATGCCTAACTACCTTAAATATTGGAAGATTAAGCAGACGCAAAAAGACTTTATCCCGTACCCAGCCACATTCTTAAACCAAGAACGCTGGACTGACGAGATTGACCTAGAACCCAATAAAAAGCCCGAATTACCGTGGTACTCGACTGAGGAACTGACCGCCCGTAAAGCGCAGGAAGTCGGATGCCCTGCTTATGCTGGTGAGGCGTGGCAACAATGGCGGGCTAGGATTAGCCAAAAGATCAGGCAGTTAGATGAACAGCTATAAAGACAGAATCGAGTATTTAGCCCAATCCTACATAGCTGTAGCCAAGCGTTACCGCAATTGGGATATGGTTAAAGAACTAATCGAACGCAACAAAGACACAGAAGCAGATGTAAAAAAACGCATTAAAGAAATTTTAGGGAAAAAATGAATGAGTTGGCTCTTTTCGCAGGTGCTGGTGGCGGAATACTTGGGGGACATCTCCTTGGATGGCGAACCGTCTGTGCCGTTGAGTGGGAACAGTACCCAGCTTGCGTACTTGCCGCAAGACAAAATGACGGACTTCTCCCGCCTTTCCCAATTTGGGATGATGTTCAAACCTTTGACGGCAGACCGTGGCAAGGAATTGTTGATGTCATTTCAGGCGGCTTTCCATGCCAAGACATCTCTGCCGCAGGAAAAGGCGCAGGAATCGATGGAGAACGGTCAGGAATGTGGAAAGAAATGGCAAGGGTCATTTGCGAAGTACGACCAAAATTCGTGTTCGTGGAAAACAGCCCAATGCTCACTCATAGAGGACTTGACCGAGTTCTCGCAGACTTGGCCAACATGGGGTTCGATGCGGAATGGGGAGTGCTGGGAGCGTCAGACATCGGGGCTAAACATCACCGAAAGAGAATTTGGATTGTTGCCCGACAACGAGAGGTTCTTCCATACTCCAACGACAGGATCAAGCGGTGGGAGCAACAGCAGGAAAGCCATGCAGAAACGGGGCGTAATATGGCCAACACCGACCACGGGAACGGGTGGGGGCAACGCTGGGGGTTCGGGAGTCAGGCGCACGGCAAAGGAAAATGGGACTTATGTGCCGTCTTTAATCAACCCGAACCTGTACGAATGGTTGATGGGGTGGCCGCAAGAGTGGACAGAAATAAAGCCCTTGGAAATGGACAAGTTCCACAAGTGGCGGCTGTTGCATGGAACTTATTAATGGAGAAATTTAATGCGTGAAATAGACCCGAATCGCTGTATAGACTTTATCCTTGATAACGCTGGTAAGTACGCATCTGCCAAGGGTGAGTTAGCCCAGCTAGAAACCTTTAAAAGCAGTCTAAAAGCCATAATGATGCAGAAGTCGGGTGAACAGACCATTGGAGCGCAGGAACGGGAAGCATACGCCAGCCAAGACTACCAAGACTTATGCAAAGCTATCGGAGTAGCGACCGAGAACGCTGAGAAGCTGAAATGGGAACTAGAAGCCGCAAGACTGCGCCACGCTACATGGCAGACCCTAGAAGTATCTAACCGTAACCAAGATCGGATATTAAAATGATTGAATTACTCAACGAGTTTCAGGTTCTTAGAACCCTAGTCCGTCACTATGACGATGCCTTAAAAAGCAACAACGCCATACAGATGATGGAGATTGCTGTAGACATTGCAGAATCCGCTGTAAAGCTAGAACAAGCCAGCGTGGATCATGCCAATGTATCGTAATAAAAGCTTATTGGAGATAGCTAGAAGTTTCCCCTGCACCCATTGCGGGGCTACAGATGGCACAGTGGTTGCCGCACACTCAAATCAACTAAGGGATGGAAAAGGCCGTGGACTCAAAGCACATGATTACAGAATCGCATCACTCTGCTACACCTGTCACACAGAAATTGACCAAGGTGCAACACTTAGCAAAACAGAGAGAGTGGGTAGGTGGGAAGAAGCGCACCGAAAGACGATTGCCCTCTTATTCGAGTCGGGGTTTTTATAT